GATGAAGATGATAAAGCCCACTTTATTGAAGGGCCAAATGAGGAAGGTGCTTTTAAAATTCGTTCTGGTCAATACGGGTTTTTCTTTTTAAGTGAGATGGAGAATCCTTTAAAATTGCTTAAAAGTCTTCGGATTGTGCAGTTTACCACCGTTGTTGCTAACGGAAAAGTGGTACGGGTTAAAAAGAAAAAAAGAGTGAATCATGAGTTGGACTGAACCGCAGCGTAACGATTTGTTTTATCACATAAACCGTATTTGTCGTGTGATGGATATGTATGGCATTGGCACACGTGATCCGAAAAGGGTGTGTGATGCTTTGGAGGATATGTTATCCGCGCGTTTTGCTGGGGATGATGTTGTTGTTGCGGTGAAAGCGATTATCCAAGAAACGGGCAGGATTCCTTTGCCTTCGGAGATTGAGGGGTATTTAAATGGAGAATGAAGAGATAAATAATGCAAAGAAAAACAGTTTAGTGTGTATGCAACATTTTCGTGACGGAATAAATAAACCTTTGTATGAAATGGGATTTAGCGTTGCTGAACATTGTTACTTAGACGGTGTTTTGCGTGACCTTATAAGGAGTATGAGAGATAAAGATGATTGAGGATTTTATTAAGCAAAAGGAGGAAAGCCATGACGCATAAATACGAAAGAATTTCAAAGGTTATCACGGAAACTTTTGGGGAACCAAACCAGTTTATGAGCGACCATTATATTAAAAACCATGACGATCTTGTGCATTTTGCGTATGCAATTTTAGAGGAATTTGACGGGCCTCGTGTAGATGATGTTTTACTAAAGGAATATGAACACGGACATTCTAAACATTTTTCTGAAAAGCAGTTAATTTTGGACACCATAAAACAGCTAACTGAGGAAGGCATTGTGCCTACCCGTAGGTCTATATGTGATCGGTCAGGCATAGACATAGCCAGAGTATCAAACCTGCTTCAGTCTTTGCGATTGAAGGCCATTTTAGACAGTAGCATGACACATGGGGGGCGCAGAGTTGGCCGTATGGTTGAATCTTTCTCTATCAGAGATAATAAAGATGCTTAAAAAGTTGTTTGTTTACATTGAGAAAATGTTTATGTTCCTTTGGTTCGGGGTTACGGCTTTGTATTTTGCGGGTATTCTTTTTGGTTTTGAGAATCGTTCTTTAGTAGATTTTGCGCTTTTATTTGGATTTGCAGGATTTTTTATGTTTTGGGTGAGGCACCAGTATGAATCGCATTGAGGTGATACAGCGATTAAAGGACGTGTTGCCGAAAACAGAGGCACCGTTTGTGGATATCTTTTTAAAGACGCTTGAGGTTGAATCGCGTCCGTCTGAGGGGTTGGTGGTTTTAAGACTCCCTGGGCGGCATTTGGGGAGTGTGGTGCAGCTTTATGGGTCCGCGCTAGAAAGATGCTTTGAAGAACCCAACGTGTGCATGATGAAGGGAAGCAAGGTTGAATGGATCAAGAAAGAAAGGGATTATGTTTTGCCAAGGAAAGAAACGAAGGTGATGTGGTGGCAGAATTGATGGAACCTTTGGAAGACAGAATTGTCAATGTGATTGATGATTTGTTTGGTCATCGTCGCACAAGATTTGGGTATTTATCACCTATGGCTGATGATGATGATTTGCTGGTTTTAGGATTAGAGATTCTTAGGGAATTTGGCGTTCGGAATCCTGAAGAGGACACGCCATGGATAAAGGAATTTATGAAAAAAGAACAAGCCAGATTGGGAAAAGAAGAATTAGAACGGGATGTACGAAAAAAACAGTTTTTGCTGGAATCTAAACGATTTATTGAGAAGCCTTGCAATCTGTGACAAAATGTGATTAAGTTTTGCCAATAGAACCCGCCACGCCTCTGATTCATGCGCACCAGGCGGGTCTTACTTGTCGGTGGGGAATTGACGAAAAATAGATAAACGTGTGTCACAAGTGGCATGGAGAAATCCTTGGAGGTTTGAATCCTCTGTTCCCCACAAACCGGCAGGTCATACTGGTTGTCTTGAGAGGATGCAAAACAGACAGCCTTAACAAGCCCTAAGCACCTATAGTGGTTTGTTTAAAAAGGGAGGATAAATCCTCACATCGTGCCTTATAAGGAATTTGACGATGTTGGTTCCTCCCTTTTTCCTTTTAGTATTTCCCTAAACGTTTGATGTCACGGTCAAGGTCATCTGGCCCGAAGGTGTCCATAGGCTTGATACGGGCGGTGTTGTTTTCGCGCAGCACGGCTTGCGATGGCTCAAGGTATTTCAGAGGTTTTTCAGGCTCGAATTGAGGGATTGTGATAACGCCTGTGATGGTCATGCCGATCATCATCATAATCAAGGCAGACGTGCTTTGCATTTTGATTTGGATGTGGTTGGCGGGGATCATTTGTGATAGTCCCCACATGACGGCGGCGGCGATAAAGAGGTATTGAAACGGTAACATAGTAGTGGTCTCCTTTGTTGTTGATGTATAAGCACCATACCAACAAAGGGTTAAAAAAAGGTTTAGTATTTTGAATTTATGTCGGTTATTTCTTGCAACAAATCAATGACTTCTTTGGGTATGCCGTTTGAAAAGTCGTGAGATGTTCCGATAAGTTTTTTGTGTTCTCCGAATGCGCTGCCTTTGATAGTTATTGTTTGTTCCTTTGCATGTACGTGCATTGAAATATAGTGTTCTTTTTTGTGTTTTATTCGGTGTGCCAAAGATGTTTGCCACGTCAAATGTATGTTTTCGTCACAGGATATAAAAATTGGAAGTGGACTTTCTATATCTTTTGGTAGTTCCGCCAAAAAAAGCATTGTGTTTACTGCGGATTTTGGGTTTACAAATTCCCTATTAAAATCAGTCCATTCTTTTTTTTCATAATCACTGCCACACCATCCTTTTTTTGATTCATAAATAAAAATAGACCAAAGTTTTTCATAGCATTCTTTTCGTGTCATAAATCGCGTTAGCATTATTGATTTTCCAGTTCTTTTTTCAGTTTTAGAATCAAAGGTTTTGCTGCATCTGGTAAAGGTTTTCCGGTCATGGATTTAAGAATTGATCCTTTGAGTAGGTAAATCAAAGTGTAGATTTCGTATTGCATGGGTTTAATCCAGTGTTATGGAGATGGGATTTGTTTGGAGATATTCGTTCACCATTTCATCCACCAGAGGCTTTAGGCGGTTGTATTCGTCGTTGCGTATTTGTTGAATTTGTCCGTTTTTCATACCAATGGTGCAAACGCTATGTTCGTAAGCCACGGCCATAGATGTGGCATAGTCTTTTTTTAAAGTTTCAATAAAATACTGTTTTGAAAAGTATTTTTTATGCTGTGGGTTTGGTGGTTGGTAAAATAAATCTGTAGGTTTTTGTTTCGTATGTCGTTTGTAAAGCTCTTGATGAAACAAAAAATGATCTTCCACGTTTTTAACGTACTTACAAAAGCATACGGTGAACTTATGTTTAAGTTTAAAATCAATAATTTTGCATAAATTGACGTACATGGGTTTAGTCCAAGATTGCGTAAACGTTTTTTTCGTCGGGTTGTTTTTTGCGTTTCCGTTTCATGAAAAAGTGGATGGAATCGGCAAGAGAGGCTAGGGCAATGCAAAGGCATAGGCTGGCTAGGCCAACGCCCACAGGGGCTAGGATCACGGGCAAAGGTAAGGACGTGCCATCGTCATTTTTAAGCAAGAACAAAAAGCCAGAGCATAGCAGCAAAGACAAAAGGATAAAAAACAGATCAAGGATGATGTAAAAGGCTGGGCTTTTCATAGTGATTCCTTTTATCGGTTAAATGTGCGGTTACAAAAAAACCTGATGACATGGCACAGGATCGGAAACGGCAAAACTTTGATAATTTTTTCCGCGTCTTCGGTCATGCCAGCGATATAATACAATGCCAAGATGGGCAAAAGGATTATCAGGAAAAAGTTTCCTATGTTTTTTAATAAATAACTTGTCAAAAACAGGGCTTTTTTAAGATGTTCTTTGTTGTCCATAATTCCATCACGATACGATTTTGTGGTGTTCTGTCCATTCACGCGGCATGGACGTTTTAAGCATCATCAGGTCATGGTTGATGTTCTTGATCTCTGTTCTGCATTCTGCCAGCGTTACGGTTGCCCTGCGGCCTTCCTCATGGACAAAGAGGGCCTTGTGGCCGTGTTCTTCCATTTGGACCATGCAGCGCGTATAAAAGCCTAGGTCACGTAGTTTTTGGATGTAGATGGTGTTCATGGTTATTCTCCTTTTGATTGTTTTATGATGGATTCCGCTTGGATGCCTACGTGTTTAAGTAAAATGTTTATAAAATCCTGTTGTGTCTCTGCTTTTTCCAAGGCTCCCGTCAAACTAAAGTTATTACCAAAAACAGTGTCACCGTTAAATGTGCCGATGCCTATTTCCCATTGATCGCGCTCGATGCTGTAACCTATGTTGAAAGTACAGTTTGGATGTCTTGATTTTAAAAGAGATTCTATAAGTTTGCATGTTGTGTAAGATTTTAGAAAGTCGCCTTCCATGGTTATTCTCCTTTGATTTGATGGTTCATGATGGGGAATTTAATGGGATTGTATTCTTGTGGGTGTTCGGGATCAAAATGATACCTTTGCCAAGCTGACAGCTTGTCTTTTGGTAAATTAGGATTGTAGTCCTGAATAGGATTGTATTCTCGGTATCCGTAAGACGTTTCTGCGCGTTCTTTACCCCATTTGTTGGTTAGGCATGGGCTATTGAGTTTCTGTTGCTCTAGCAGCACGTGGGCGGCGAAGGCTTGCAGTTTTTCGCGGTCATCGGTTTGTCCAAAGATTTGATTGATAAGATTGTCAATCATTTGGTAGGAAAGGATGTTATTTTGGTTCATGGTTGGTCTCCTTGTTAAAAAGTTGGCTTGCATCTTCTAAAATCTTTTTTGCTAAGTTTATACTAAATTTTAATATGGTTACTCTACCTGTGCCGGAAACTAAAAAATGTGATTCTCGTTCTAACAGAGCAATCGCTTGTTCAATGTGTTCGATCGCTTGTATTCTGTTGTTTTTTACAAAAATAAGTTCGTAATCAGGTCTATCAGTCATTAGATTGGTCCTTTTGTTTGACAAGGTGTTTGATAAGCAGTTCCATGGATTTGGGGATGGGGTATTCGCCGGATTCATAGGATCGGATCGTGCGCACGCATTTACCCACAAGAGCGCATAGTCCTGTTTGACTGACGCCCAAGTGTAGCCTTGCTTGTTTAAATTGCTCGGGTGTCATTTGTGGTGGTTCCTTTGGGGCTTTGGTTCATAGTCGGGATCGAGGAAAAAGTCGGTGTAGGCTTTATAGAGGCCCGACAAAAAAGCTGGTTCCATTTCCTTTCTTTTATTTAGGTCTGGATAGAATTTTTGATGCACTTCTTTGTTTTCATACGGTGTTTTGATGACATAGTTTGTGATGGTTTCGTCACCAAAATTTATTGAAAATGTATTGTAAGCAATACTAGGCAAGGTCCATGTTAGCGTAAATGTTTTGCAGGACAAAGCCACAGCAACATTGGCTTCAGGATAAAGCGGCTCCCCCGTGCGGCTATGATAATACAGCGGCAAAAGATTGCAGATTATGTCTAGGGTTTCATACTCTGTTTCAAAAAGCGCGCGATTAAGTTTTTTCCTTAGTTTGCTAAGGCAATGGGTTTTTAAGGGGTTTTCGTCGGTCATGGTTGGTTTCCTTTTTCAAGCGTGGTGATTCTGGCCTCTAATCGCAAATATGCTCTGCTGTTTTCGGCGCAACGTTCATGCAATCGTTTAATGTCTTCCACAGTCCGCCTGTCTTGTCTGAGGGACAGATAATGCAGCACGGTAAAGCCAAAACAGATAATGGTTATAATGGTTAGAATGATACTGGATATGGTCATAAACGTTTCCTTTTGTTGATGATAGATATACAATACGGCAATACTTGCAGGTTGTCAAGGAAGAAATTGCATCATTTATTAGGGTGAATTTTTAAAAGGCTGTGCTTCAAAGGACTCAAGTGACGTTCGTATTTATCGTTGAGTTTTTCAAGGTGCAGCACCCAAGCGACGTGTTTGGCAAGTTTAGAGGCTATGCCGCCCGCTGATCTTTTGTCGTAACCCTGTTCGATCAATTCGGATTTGATAGCCTTTGTGAAATCATCAGGTCCTAGGACTTCATAAGCAATTTTTAGTTTGCGTGGGTCATGGTCATAAATTGAACGGTATTTTGGTTTCATAGTGATCCTCTTGGTGGTTTAAACAGGAAAATATCCCAGTTGAGCGGCTTCCTTTATGATACATTGCCCGTAGTATTGGGCGGCCTGTCTGCTGACAAATTGAGAGGATTCACGTTTTGTGAACAGGATTTTGCCGTTTGATTTGACAAGGTATCCCAGCACGTATCCGCCGTTGCCTCTGGTGATTTTTAGGATGATTTTGGGGTTCATGGTAAGGGTTCCTTTAGTAGGGGATGGGTTCGTTTGTTTCAGGTTTTGGTTTTGTAGATTTTTTGTGAAGGTCCACACGTTCAAAACGGTATCGGTCGCGTTTAAAAACGATTCTGTGGTTTTCCACAGAGCTGTTGTCTTTTGTGCGAAGGATTTTATCGCCTTTGATAGCGTAAGCACAAACGGGAGAGCACCAGTGTGATGCAATCGCCTTTAAAAGGTGATCCGGTGTGGATCCTATGGCAAGCAATGTGATGGTTTTTGTTTTTAAAACTGTGGTGGACATGGTTTGGTTTCCTTTGTGTTGTGTTGGTTTAGTGAGAGCCCCAAACAAAAAAGGCTAGGGCAATCACGGATAGGGTTTCAAGAAAAGACATGGTAACAATCCTTTTGTTGTGTGTGTTTAGACACAATACCCAAAAGGGGTTAAGGAAGGGTTAGGTTGGTGTTATCCAATACAGATTTCTTCGCCGTCTATTTCAAGGTCCATTGTTAGATCGTCTCCCCACTCGGAAAACTTTTTGATTATTTCAGCTTTGTCCTTTTTGGATAGGGCAACATAGTGCCGATACTGGCCTAACCTGTTTTTTGTGGTTAGTTTTTTAAAAGATATTTGGCCTAAAACATAAACGTTTTCCGCGTTTTGTATAATTTCTAGGGCTTCTTTGATAGGGTAAGGTTTAAATCCTGTCATGATCTTGGTTTCCTTTGTTGGTTGTTGTCTTTATTTGTACCCGTCTACTATTAAACGGGTACCCGTGCATTACTAAGAGGTCTTAATTTGCTAAGGCAATTTTATTGATTTTTTGGTTTAACAACGAGATTTTTAATAAATTTTCTTTAATGATCCACTCAGGAAAGCCTGAATCGAAGCCTTTCTCTTTTGCTATTTTGTGGGTGATAGGCTCAACGATTTCCTCAATTTTAAAAGGAAATTCGCCTTTCTCCAGAATTTGGGCGGCAATGTATTCTATTTGCGCGTTATAGCGGACCATTTGATGATGCAAAACAGTCGCAGCTAACTGCAAGGATTCTAATGATTCTAAACATTGGTTTGTGGTTTCGGTTGTCATGGTTTTGGTTTCCTTTGTTGGTGAGATGAAGGGGGGGGTATTGCCCCCCTTTTGTTGTTTACTCCTTTGCTTCCAAAAAGTTAAAACAGGTTTCTTTTTTAGCGTGATTGAAAGATATTTCTCCATTTTTGACGGCAAAATATCTTCTGTGTAAGCGGAAAACAAAATTGCTTTTGTCTTTAAAAACAATCCCGTCTCTTTCTGCTATGGATTTAATTTTTTCATAGTCATATTGTTTTTTAGTCATGGCTTGGTTTCCTTTGTTGTTTGGTTACGCTTGTTGGTTTGTTTTATTAAAACCATAATAGTGCAATTATTGCAGCCTGTCAAGGAAAAAATTGCATCTTTTGAAAAAAAGAGAAACAGAAAAGCACCACAAGGAAACAGACGTAAAAAGGTGTAGTTTTTGTTTACTTGACAGTGTGATTTTTGTTTGTTACAAAGCTTCGTGCGCGTAAACTTAATAGCTCAATACCCTGATTGTTTGATAACCTTTAAGATATTCTTAAAATATATACGCCTAGGGGTCTTTAGGGGAGCGGCAGATAGGCGTTAGCCTCTCGGTGAGCATCCCCTATGAAACAAACCCAGCGTTAGCTGGTTCTTAAGGGGAGGTCTGTTTAAAATCTTTTGAACGTCTTTTTTCAGGTGGGATGAAGGGGGATAGTAAATCCCCCCTTTTGTTGGTTGTGATTAAGAATATTCTAAAATAATTTCGTTCGATGCTTGGATTAGTTTTTTAAGGATCTCTATGTCAATAGGGCGGGTGGCTGTTGCCAGTTTATAGTGCATAGATGGCAAGTTTTCTTTGGCTATTTCAACCATAAGTTTTTTGTGTCTTTGGCTAGGTTTTAGTTTGTTTGTGGTTGTGTTGGTCATGGCTTGGGTTCCTTTGTTGGTTGTTTACGCTTGTTGTGTTGTTGTTATATACACAGTACTGCAATAATTGCAGCATGTCAACACCTTTTTTTAAAAAAAATAGAAAAAAAGAAAAGGCTTTTTTTTTGGGATGAAGTGGGGGGATTCACCATCCCCCCTTTTGTTGGTTGGTTTAAGCTGCTTTCCCTAAGTAACGGGCCGTTCCTTCTCCGTATTCGGCATTCATGAAATTAACGTGGTTCAATGCCTTTTCTTTTGTTTTGTGCTGACGCTTACCAGCGCTTACCGTGTAAGGTACTTGATACGATCCTATATTGTTTCCACTCATAACGTCGGTACTTGTAAACGTCACAAATGTTTCGATTGTGCGAGTGATTTCTGTGATGTATTTCATGGCTTGGCTTTCTTTTGATTGTGTGTGAAAGTGGTTTAAACAGGCAAGTACCCGCAATGGTAAGCCTCATTAATGATTTTGTTTCCAAAATCAATCGCATCCTTTTTGGAAACAAAGGAAACCTTTTCTCTTTTAGAATAAAGGCACTTGTTTTGCGATTTGACAACGTAAACAGGTATAAAAACATTTTGGGTTTTAATAATTTTTAAATTGATTGAGCAATCCATGGTGGTGATCCTTTGTTGTGTTGAACGCTTGTGTTGTTGTTATTGTTAAGATCAATATACTGCAATAATTGCAGCCTGTCAACAAGAAAATGCAAGAAAATGAAAAAAAAAATAGGAAAAAAGAAAGGGCTTGATTTTATAGACTTTTGTTGTCATACGTATACAAAAGGGAGGATTTTATGGATGATAAAAAGCCAAAGAAAACAGGAAGGCCAAAAGTTGATAAAAAACCTTTGACACCAAAACAGATGAAGCTTGCCAGAAACATAGCCAGTGGAATGCCACAGGTTGAGGCTTATAGAGACGCTTACGATACAAAAACAGATAATAAAAACACGCAACGCGTGCGTGCTTATCACGAAGCACGTAAAGATAATGTTGCCGCTATGATAGCCGATCTCAAGGCAAGAGCAGAGCAAGGCGTTGTTTGGACTCGCCAGATGGCCGTAGAGGCACTGCTAGACACGTACCAGCTAGCTAGGGACCAAAACCATGCACAAGGTGCCACAGGGGCTTTAAAAGAGCTAAACGCGATGTATGGCTACAATGAGGCCACAAAGATCAATATTGGTGGGCAGAAAGGCAATCCGATTATCATAGCACCTGATGAAAAGGACCTCTGATGCTTATCAAGTGGACCGATAAGCAAAAACAGGCTTTAAAGCTACTCAGTGGCGATGCCAAGCATGTCATGCTCTATGGTGGCTCAAGATCGGGAAAGACGTACCTCTTAACCCATGTGGTTTTTATCCGTGCTTTAAAATATGACAAAACGCGTCACGCTATTATCAGGCAGACCCAGACAGCAGCAAGGCGTTCGTTATGGCTTGGCACTATTCAGGATGTGATAGCCAGCAGGTATCCTGATGCCGATTTAAAGATCAACAAAACAGAAATGACTGTGACCTTTCCCAACGGGTCTATGATTGAGATTATGGGCGTGGATGAAGGCGCAAAGGAAAAGATGCTTGGGAATGAATACACCACCATCTATTTCAATGAGTGCTCGGAGATGATGTTTTCCACTGTTTCCTTTATGTATTCACGGTTAAGCCAAAAGAGCGCAGCAAAAAACAAGTTTTTCTATGACCAGAATCCACCGCACGTTTCGCATTGGTCCTTCCCCATGTTCGTGCAAGGCATAAACTACTACAGCAAGGAAAAGCACGTCACGCCGAGTGATTATGTATCGCTTGTGTTGAATCCTGCCGATAACGTGCAGAACATATCCAGCGACTATATCCAGCAGCTTATGGAGAACATGAATGAGCAACAAAAACAACGGTTTATCTTTGGTCAGTTTGCAAGTGATCCTGACGAGAAGACAGTCTTTACCAACTGGACTATCAAGGCCTTTGATACTGACGTGGATGCTGTCTTTCAGTTTGGGTGCGATTGGGGCTTTAGTACAGATCCCACGGTTTTGATACGTTGTTACCTAAAAGAGCGCACGCTGTATATAGATCATGAGTTAGTCTTGAGGCAGTGCGACATTATAGACCTTCCCAAGATGTTCTTAAGTATTCCTGAGAGCCAGCGATATGTGATTGTTGCGGATTGTGCACGCCCTGAGACGATATCGCACATGAAAAAGCATGGCTATCCAAAGATGATGCCAAGTCTTAAAGGGTGGAACAGTGTAGAGGAAGGAATAAACTTTTTAAAAGGATACAGGATTGTGGTGCATCCACGGTGCGAAGAGACAATAAACGAATTGTCTTTTTTTAGCTATGCCACCGATAAAGACAGCGGGAAGGTGTTGCCTGAGCTTGCAAAGAATCAGGCGGATCATTGCATTGACGCGTTACGATATGCGTGTGAGGGCTTTAAGAACCTAAGACGCGAAGAGCCTAGGCCTCTAAGGCTTGTGGATACGTTTGGAAACTGGAATGCGGTCTAAATCATGTCTAACAATAAGAGCAAAACCAGCAACTCGTCTTCTTCCTTGATGACAAAGTTTAAGTAAATCTTTAAGAGTATCTCTAAGGCTTTTGTTTCTTTTAAGAGTGATGGCCTATCTATCTTGGCAATGTCTTGGGGTTTTTTGATTGAGACGTTAAACAGGGCGGAAAGCTGTTTTAGGTCTTGTTTGATCTTCTTTTTAGGGATTTGCTTTGTGATGATTTGTGTAACGATGGTGTCGATGTGGACTTTGTGTTTCTTTTGGTGTGCGGGAATGTAAACATAGCCACCGCCGCCTAACAGTTCCACGTCTTGCGTTGTGGTGGTGTTGGGTGTCCAGTAGTTGCCTGCCCAGTATGTTTTAGCCCAGTATCGGTTAGACCACATTTTTGTTTGACTTTAAGGTTTTTTTAACTATAGCCTATAAACAAAATAAAGGAAAAACTTTGTGAAAGACGAAGATTTAGTCCAGAAAATTAAGGATAAGTTTGACAGAGATCAAGGCTATTGGTCATCAATATATGATGAAGCCAAGCGTGATATGATGTTTCTATCTGGTGAGCCTGATGCGCAGTGGGTGGGCCTTAAGAAGCCCATAGGCACGGCACTTACCATTGACAGGCTTTCGTCTGTGGTGAATCAGATTGCGAATGATATACGCATGAACACGCCGGCGATTAAGGTGATTCCAGGGGATCGTGAATCTAGCGAGGATGTGGCAGAAATCTTATCGGGATTGATTAAGAACATAGAATACGAATCCATGGCGGATTCTGTGTATGATTCTGCTGCGTTGTCGTCTGTGCGTTGTGGCATTGGCTTTATGCGTATTGAGACGGAATACGAAGATGATACGTCTTTTAATCAAAAGATATGCATAAAGAGGGTGGCCAACCCGCTGAGTGTTTATATTGATTGCACGTCTGTTGAGGCAGATGGGTCGGATATGAAGCACGCAACAATCTTGCAAGAGATATTGGTTTCAGATTTTAAAGAGGATTATCCTAATTTTGATCCTTCATCATTTAAAGAAGGCGGTATAGAGCGGCAGTATAAAGACGAAGATAGTATTTTTATTGCCGAGCATTTTTATGTTGAGAATAAAAAGGAAGAGCTTGTATCGCCGGATGATGAAACGATGCGCCGTCCTGTTGTTAGGAAGGTGATTCACAGGGTATTGGTGTCTGGCAAGGATATTTTAGAAAAGACAACGTTTCCAGGGGATTATATTCCTGTTGTGCCTGTATTTGGGGAAGAGTATTGGGTTGAGGGCAAGCGTTATTTAGCAAGTGCCATTCGTCGGGCAAAGGACCCGCAAAGGATGTATAACTACTGGCGTTCTGTTGAAACGTCATTGCTGATGAAACAGCAAATTGCCCCTACTATGGTGGCTGAGGGTCAAATTTCTGGCTTTGAAGACGAGTGGAAAAATCCAAATTCTTTAGTTGTGCAGTACAAACTTTTGGATGAAACCGGAAATGCTTATCCTTCACCGCAAAGATTGCCGCCGCCTCAGATACCTGCTGGTATTGTGAATGCTGCCTTAACGATGGCAGAGGACATTAAAGCCACAACGGGTATCTTTGATGCGTCTTTAGGGAATAAATCTAACGAGACCAGCGGTATTGCGATTCAGAGACGGCAGCAAGAAGGTGACACGGCCACGTTTCACTTTGCTGATAACCTAACGAAAGCAATATCTTACGCAGGAAGGGTGATTGTATCTGCTATTCCTAAGATTTACGACACGGCCCGTATTTTGAACGTTATGGACCTTGAGGGGAACGTTAAGAAGGTTGGGGTTAATGGTGAGATAACGGAAGACCAGCAAGAGGATGTTGACCTGACAAGGGGACGCTACACTGTGAAGGTGACAACGGGTCCATCCTTTACAACAAAGCGGCAAGAGTCGGCGGAGTTTTTTGGAAAGATTGCGCAATCTCAGCCTGAGATGATGCAGATTGTTGGTGATTTGGTGTTTAAGTACATGGATTTACCAGGTGCGGAAGCCTTATCGGAAAGAATTAAAAAAACCATGGATCCGAGGCTTTTGGACGAAGAAAACGATCCTATGGCGGCGCAATATCAACAGCAGATGGAGGCCATGCAGCAGCAGCTACAAGCGGCAGCGCAAGAGATGCAAGCCATGCAACAGCAGCTTGATAACAAACAAGCTGACACGCAGATAAAGGTTCAGAGTGAACAAAACAAAGTTGAAATTGAAAGTGCAAAGTTGACGTTGCAGCAGTCTGAAATGGAAACAGATGCTCAGTTAAAGCAGCAAGAACTTGAGATAAAGTTTAAAGAACTTGAGATTAAAGAACAGGAATTGATGATCCGTTTGGAAGAATTGCGGATGCAGAAAGAATTAAAAGAACTTGAGATTATGACGAATAACTTTAATGCCCAAAACCAAGAAGATGAATCTGGTGAGATGGAAAAAGAGGATGAAGGTGATAATGGATCAAGGGATTTAGAGCTTGCTCTTTTGCAGGGTAACAGTGCCGCAATTCAGGGAATAACTAACCTGATGCAGAGCAAAAAGAACATCACGATCAACAGAGATGCCAACGGATTGATGGAATCCCTGACCGTTATGTAAAAGTGTATTGAAATTTTAAAAAAGGTGCTGTATGAATGAAGAAAATGTCGTTGTTAATGAAGAGGAAGTTTCCTCTGATGTTGCAACAGATGAAGGCCAGATTGAAGAAAGTAAGGTTGAGAGTCCCGAGGTTCAGGAAGAAATTGCCGAGCCTGAGGATGATACGCCCTTTCCTAAGAAGGCTGTAAACGCTATTTCGAGGCGTGAAAAGAAGATCGAAAAACTGCGTGCGGAAAACGAGCAGCTTAAGGCTCAGTTGCAGCAGGTGCCCTCTAAAGAACAGGTTTCACAGGTAAAAGAACCTGAGGTTTCAAAATCTGACTCTGCTCCTAATCCTGATGATTATGAGACTTGGGATCAGTATCTTGAGGCTAAGGTTGAGCATAATGTGAAAACGGCTTTAGAGAAAAGAACATCGCAAGAAAAACAATCTGAGGTTTCTCGGAAAGAGCAAGAATACTTTAGCCAGAGAATTAAAGACTTTGGTGCGAGTGTTGACAAGCATTCTGAGAGGATTTCTGATTTTGAGGTTATTGGTGATCGTATTGAAAAAGACGTTTTGCCTAATCTATCTGCGGATGTTCAAAAGGCCATTTTGGAATCAGAGGATGGGGCTTTGGCTCTTTACACTTTGATGAAGGAAGGTCGCATTGAGGATTTAGAGGACATGGACGGGCGAGAGGCCTTGAGATTTCTTGCTAAAGCTGAGGTGCGAGGCCAAAAATTTATTGAGAATTCAAGGAAAGTTTCTGCTGCTCCCAAGCCTATTCAGGCGGTTAAGGGCACGGGAACTTTTAAAAAAGACGTTGCTGACATGACCCCTGATGAGATCAGGAAAAAATATAACCTTAGATAAAGGAAAAACTGATGCCTAATACAATTAACACAAATAAATCGGCTCCTGGTCGGATTGCCAAAGTGGCAGCGACCATGTTTGCTGATGATATGCAGTTTGTAAAAACCATTGCGCGGGAAAATTCGGTAGATTTTGCCCCGCAAGCTGGTGGTTACAAGCCTGGTGATACGATTTTTATCAATAAGCCTGCACGGTTTACGACAGGAACAAACAGGGACATTACCAGTGCAATTCAGGACATTACGGAAGAAAAGGTTGCAATGAGGTTAGATCACTCGTTTACGGCTGCTGTAGCGTTGACATCGAATGAATTTGCAACAGATATGGCGTTTGATTCGTTTGCCGTGCGTGTTTTAAAGCCTTTGGTGTCTCAAATGGCGCAGCGGATTGAATCAACGTTTATTCAGTTGGCGTGTCAATCTACGGCTAACGTTATTGGTACTGCTGGTTCAACGGTGTTTAACACCTTGACCATGATGCAAGCTAACCAGCGTATGTCTGAGTTGTTGGCAACAGGTAGTGAAAACGAGTGGATTGCTTTGTTGTCTCCTAGTGCTAAAACTTCGGCTGTGGATGCGAGAAAAGGTTTGTTTCAGTCTTCTGAGGAAATCTCTAAGCAATACAAGCGCGGTGTAATGGGTCAGGCGGATGGTTTTACTTACTTGAGTAATAACTTGATGTACACCCACACAACGGGTACGGGAACGCAAACAGATGCTTCGGTTACCACAACGGCAAACATGACCAACGGTGCTTCAACCATTGCTGTGACGGGTTTATCGGGCTCTGGGACAATCACTGCTGGGACTGTGTTTACGGTGGCAGGTGCGTTTGCGGTTCACCCTATTACCAAAGCAACCTTGCCGTTTTTGCAGCCTTTTGTTGTAACGACAACGGCAACGGCGTCTTCTGGTGCGGCCACGCTTTCTGTTTCCCCAACCATTTACAGTTCTACCGGTGTTGGATTGCAGAACGTTTCTGCTTTGCCAAGTTCTGGTGCGGCTGTGGTGTTTTTAACGGGTAAGACTACAAGTACAAACTTTCAAAACTCTTTGACGTATTGTAAGGATGCGTTTCGTTTTGCGTCTGTGCCTTTGATTTTGCCAGGTGGTATGGACAAGGCGGCGCAAGAGACTGTGGATGGTTTGACCATTCGTGTCTTGGCGGATCACGACATTAAAACCGATCAGTACATCCTCAGAATAGACTTTTTGGGTGGGTTTGTTCCTGTTCGTCCTGAGTGGGCTGTGCGGGTTACGGCGTAGTTTATCTGGGGGGTTGGCGACGGCCCCCCTTCCCTATCATTTGAGAGGTTTTTATGAGTTCAGGAATTATTGGAGGCAACACGTTTGCCATTTGTGCGGTTAGTGTAAACATTAACCCCGCGTCTGTTGCAGCGGCAACATCGGCCGAGCAATCATTTACGGTCCCTGGTGTTTTGCTTGGGGACATTGTTGTGGTTACTCCCCCTTCTACGCTAAACGCTGGCTTGGGTGTTTCTCATGCGCGTTCAACGGGTGTTGATACTGTGGCCATTCGGTTTGTGAATGCCACTGCAGGTGCCCTTGACCCTGCGGCTGCTGATTATGTGTTTTTGGTTACGCGCCCTGAGAGCATCGCGGGTCGTGTAACAACGGGGTAATGTATGGCAACGGCGCGTGACCTTATCACAAGGGCGTTAAAAGCATGTAGGGTTCTTGCCCCTGGTGAGAATCCTAGTGCTTCTGAGGCAGCCGATGCCTTAATGATTTTAAATATGATGCTGTCCAGCTGGAGTACAGATAACTTAAACGTTTTTGCTCAAACTTTAGAAAGTTTTTCGCTTGTTAGCAATGTTTCGTCCTACACGATTGGCACAGGACAAACGTTCAATACGGTTAAGCCTATTGCCATACAGACAATGTATGTAAGAACCGGATCAGTGGATTACACCGTCAAAGAAATCAGCGATCGTGATTATGCTAACGAAATAGCAATGAAATCAATCGTTGGTGTTCCATATTGTTATAATTTTAACAATGATTATCCTTCTTCTGTGATTAAGTTTTACCCTGTTCCCGATCAGAATTATCAGTTGTTTATTCTTTCTGAAAAGGCTTTAACGTCCATTGCGTCTTTAGACACGGTGATTTCGTTTCCTGAGGGTTGGGAGTTAGCCATTGCGTATAATTTGGCTGTGATGTTGTTTCCTGAGTACCAGCAGGCGGTTGACCCTGCCATTGTGAAGATTGCGGATGATGCCAAAATGGGGATTCGTCGGGCAATCAATCGGAATCGCAAGTTTGTGTTTGGCGATGATGAGGATTTTAGACAAACGGATAATATTTACGCTGGGTGGTTTCGATGAAAACGGGTCTTGTTGGTCCGTCATATTCTGAAAGAAGTTTGTCTTTCGACGCCCAAAGAACAATCAATTTTTATCCTGAATTGAATCAATCTGGCAAAGAAATTTCAGCTTTGTATGGCACTCCTGGGCTTTCTGTCTTTTGCGATACGGGATTAAGCAAAAGCAGGGGATTGTTTGCTTCATACAATGGTAGGGTTTTTTATGTTGCTGGGTCTGTTTTGTATGAAATTTCTTCTTTGGGTGTTGCCACGGTTTTGGGAACATTGGCATCGTCTTTGGGTTTGGTGTCGTTTGCTGAAAATCCCACGCAGTTGATGCTTGTGGATGGGACAAAGGGTTACATCTTTACGTATTCGAGCAATGCGTTTGTTCAAATTTCAGATTTAGATTTTCCTGTTGCAAACAATGTCACGTTTTTAGATAGCTATTTTATCGTCAATTCTTCTGGCACGACTCAGTTTTTTGTTAGTGCGGTTAATAACGGAACGGTGTGGTCTGCTTTAGATTTTGCATCGGCGGAATCGTCACCAGACAAGATTTTAAAGGTGATTGCCGTTAATGGGGAATTGTGGCTCTTAGGGGAAAGAACAACGGAGGTTTGGTCTAACACGGGCGATCCTTTGTTTCCTTTTCAAAGAGCATCTGGTGGTAAAATTGATATTGGTATTTTTGCCCCAGAAACGGCTGTTTCCAGTGCTTTTGGGGTTATTTTTGTCTCTCGGAATGCGCAAGGTGATGGCATTGTTTATCAGATGAACAATCTTTCTCCCAAAAGGATTAGTAACCCCTTTATAGAGCGTCAGATTCACAAGGTGATGAATCCAAGCCTTATGTCTGCGTATATGTATCAAGAAGACGGACACACGTTTTATGTGCTTACAGGCGGTGATTTAGAGACAAGCCTTGTTTATGACCTTACAACGGATCAATGGCATGAAAGAGCGTATTCTAGCCCTGTAACGGGCTTGTTTGAGCAGCATTTGGGAGTTTTTGGAATTACTGGATTCAACAAAACGCTTGTGGCCCATAAAGATTACGGAAAAATTTATGAAATGTCTTTAAATTATACCATGGATGACACGTTTGAATTGATTGGGGAGCGTGTTTTTGGGCACCTTAACGAAGAAAACAAACCTTTTTCGGCGGATAGTTTAGAGATTGCCTTTGAGGCGGGTGTAGGCACGCAAACGGGCCAAGGATTGAATCCAAGAATGCTTTTGTATGTCAGCAAAGACGATGGCCGCACGTGGTTTGGTCCTTTGGAAGGCTTTATGGGAAAAGTCGGTGAATACAAAAAACGTGTGATATTTAGACGGCTGGGAACAGCATCCACATTCACGTTTCGCGTGAGAATTGCGGACCCTGTTAAGCGATGTTTGATTGGGGGGTATCTTAACGCATGAGTGGTGTTATTCCTCAGCCTCCGATTCGTGAAATGCTTGTGGATGGCTCGGGCCATGCCTCGTTACCATGGCGGGACTATTTTAACAAAGACTGGAGGGGTGACTCAGGCACACCATGGACCCCTGTTTGGACAAACTTTAGCCATCCTATGACGGTCACAGCAAAATTCTATAGAATTTCTCAATATTTGTGCTATTTTAATATCGTGATTGTTCCTGTCACGCACACAACAACGTCAGGTCATTCAAGTTACGCTACGTTTCCATTAAGGATTTTGGCATCCAGTGGCTTTAATGTGGCGATTAGTGATCGGAGCATTGGAACGGGAATATCGCAAAGCAGTCCGGATCGTTTGATCTTGCCGCACTGGACAAACGAAACGCAAACGATAACGCTAAGCGGTGTTTTAGAAGCCACATGATAGGGAGAACATACAATGCCTTTTAAAAAAATAGCTAAAAAAATAGGCAAGGTTGTCAAAAAAGTGGCCCCTATTGCGGCGGGTGCTGCTGGCATGTATTTTGGTGGTCCTGCTGGTGGTGCATTGGCTGGTTCTTTGTTTGGCGGCGGTGGTGGTGGTGGTGGTGGCGGCAATGATCTTGCATCTGGCTTAGGCGGTATGGCTGGTGGTTTGTATAATTTTTATGGACAAGAAAAGGTTGATAAAGGCATTTTAGAGGCGCAATTAAAGGCTGGAGAGCAAGCCTCTCAGCTTTTGAACCCATACTACCAAACGGGCACGCAAGCCAACCAGAGGCTCTCTGATCGCCTTATGGGAGGCTTTAATTTCAATCAAGCAGATTTGTATAACGATCCAGGGTATCAGTTTGCAGTAGAACAAGGTCAACGACGATTAAATTCACAAGCAGCAAAATCTGGTTTGCTTGGCAGTGGCCGAGCTTTAAAGGAGGCCACGGAGTATGGCCAAGGTATGGCTGAGGGTCAGTTTAACAATGTTTACAATAGGAATTTAAATAAATTTAACATTGAAAACGAGGCTTTAGGTAATTTGGCATCACGAGGTCAAACGGCTGGTACTCGCATGGGCAATTTGATGTTGGACATGGGTGCTAATCGAGCAGATTATCGTGTTCGCAGAGGTCAAGGACGCAATGATTTAAGTGCTGGATTGCTAGACAACGCTGCCCCTGTTTTGAGTGGCATAGGGGATTATTTGATGGGAGATCAACAGCAAGCTGGTGGAATGGCAAAATCAAGAAACAATCCTTTGTATAATATGGGTGGTGGTGCTTTTTTACCAGGAAGAGCAAGTTTTGCAAAATCAGCAGACATGCCATTAAGAACTGGTGCAAGAAGGCCTATGACTGGATTTGGCAGGCAAAACGCTGCTCAAAACATGCGTTTGAGTAAAGGCATGGGTGGAAGTAACTGGAAGGTTATCGGGTAAGCTATGACAAGTTTAGAACAATACAGCAATCGTCCTTACGTTAGTTTTTCAGAAAGAATGCAGCAAAATGCCGCAAGACGGCAACTGATGCAGGATAAAGCCATTGCGCGTCAATATGACCAACAAAAGAATGCGTTGGATTTAGCGCAAGCGCAGCAAAAACTTCAGCAAGATTTGCAAAATTATGAACAGGGTTATAATGGAAACACGCCGTCTGCTATTCAGGAATACAATTTCCTTAGCAAGCTGTCTCCTCGGGAACAGGCCTTATATCTGAGAGCAAAAGCCCCAAATTCTCAAATTCAGTTTGAAAACATGGGGATGATGGACGGTATGGGTGATGTGGGTGGCATGAATCAACCCATGACGATGCCAGCACCTCAAAGGCAACCTGCTGCACCATCTCGTCGGCAACCTTCTATGCAGCAAGGTCCTATTGTGCCCACTGATGGAGGAGATGGTCTTTCCGAGGCCGCGCCTACAATGCCAATACAACAAACTGATACCATTACCCCTCCTGTAGATTTGGGCAATGGTAAAGCTCGATACAAAGGTAAGATATGGGATAAAAAAATAGCTGAAAAAGCATGGGCGATGGATTATAAAAATCCAACAACTGAGGATGAAAGAAAAGGAGCTTCTTGGTTATTACAGGCAAATTCCGCATATAAAAACCTTTTGAAGTCTATGTACAATCAAAAAGGGGAAAGAACAGGAGCCGAAAGACCGAATGCTGTAGAGGCTTTTTTAAATTCAAAGTATGTTCCTATAAGTCCGCGTGCTGCTCGTAGAACAGCAGAAAGAGAACAGTTTGTTCAGGCAACCGAAACAATATCAGATGCTTTATTAAGAGCGGCTACAGGTGCTGGACAAAACGAAGCTGAGGCTAGAAGAAAAATAGAAGAAATAACACCGTCATGGTTTGATGATGATGCCACAGTTAAACAAAAGCTGGATTCTATACCTGCTTACATAGAAGCAATTAAAGCCCGTGCTGGAAGAGCAACGCCCAAAGGTTTCACCATTCCCACAGTGGAAGGTCTTGGATTAAATGTGGGACAGCAACCCACGCAAAATGCTGCACAGCCTATGATGCCTGCTGCTGGTAATGTTATACAAACTATTCACGGTTTAGTTACGGTCACAAAGTGATAAATCATGCCTAAATACACTTTAAAAGCATCTGATGGCGCGTCTTACACTTTGGATTCCCCAAATGAGTTAACGCAGGATCAATTAAACACAGCGTTTTCTGAGGCTTTGCAACAATCTCAACCCACGCAACAGCAAGCCCCACAACGGCAACAACCCGTTCAACCTCAACAGCAGGCTGCTCCTTCTCAAGATAACCGAAGTTTGCTTTCTAGGTATTGGGATTTATCAAAACAAGAATCCGGTAGAGAAGGAACTGGGGCTTTAAATGCTTTTTATGAACTTGGCAAAGGCACCGCAAATCTTGCAGGAGGCGTTTCTGAAGCACTGGGAAACCCGTGGCAAGAAAATGTTGATAGAAATGTAAATAGAATCAATGCTTTTTTAAAGCAAAGAGAAAAAAATATAGCAGCTGAAGAAGCGCAACGTGGTTTAGATCAATATCCTAATGTCCCTGGAACGGCTGGAGAAATCATTGCTTCTTCTGCTATGTATCCTTATCGTTTAGGGGCAAAAGCAGTGCAAACGTTGCCAAAGGTTTCTGGGCCTCTTATGGAGGGCGCAAAAAAACTTGGACGGGTTGCTAGGGAAGGTGCCATAGGATCAGTGTTGTTTACCCCAGCAACAGGTGAAGGTGATTACACTACGCAAAAAGCCGTTCAAGCGGGTGTTGGTGGTTTAGCGGGTTTGGGTTTTGCTGGTGGAGGTAAAGTTATAGGTGCAGCAGGTGGTGCCATTGCTAAAAAAATTGCTGGCAAAACGCCAACAGAAACACTGCCTGTCAATTTAGATCAGTTAAAATTTGCTGATATTCAATCCATGGCTGGCACAAACAAAGATGCCGATATTCGCGCTGTCAACAAGGTTGTAGATGCACTAAAGAAACAATTTCCTGATGATTATCAATCCGTTATCAATGAATGGGCGACAAGCGGAAAACCCTTGATGGAGGTAATACCAAGACAGCTTTCAGGCTTGGCAGAAACATCGGCCATGTATCCACAAGGCGAAGAACTGGCACAAAAGTATTTTTCTGGTCAAGCGGCTGGATCGGCAGGACGTATTAACAAAGCCATTGAGAAAAACGTAAGTCCTATTGGAGAAGACGTTGCGGATATTGTGGCTAAACGTGTGGAATTAGGACAAGAAAAAGCAGCCCCTTTATACGAAGAGGCCTTTCAATCTACAGGCATTGCGCCATTAAAAAACACCTTGCAAAAACAATGGGCAAGTTCTGGAAACACCATTGGTTCTTTGAGAAAAGAGTTAAAAGGTTTGCAACAAGAAATGGATTTGACTGCTGGTAAAGAAGCATCGCGTCCTTTTAATGTTTACGGACAAAGCAATATCAATCAATCAAAACGGGATTTGACTCAAAAAATAGAGGCAAAAACAAAAGAATTAGAAACGGCAATATCTGAAAGAGAAAAAATTGCTTCTTTTATGAAGGAAGCAATAGCTGATGAGGCTGCGGGTAAAAAAGCTGTTTGGTCGCCAAGATTGCAAGAATTTTTAGATTCCCCAAGTTTTAAAGGGGCTTTGGCAAAAGGAAAAGCCACCATAGAAATGGAAAACCTAAACAAAGGTAAAAAACAAATTTCTGATTTTGAATATGGAATTAAAGGTTACGATGCAAATGGAGAGCCAATAGTTTCTAAAGTGCCAAATCTTAGAATGCTTGATGCCTACAAAAAAGGAATGGATAAAATTATCAACAGTCACAAAGACTTAAAAGGTAATTTGGATGATGACGGAAAGTTATTAGCAGCAAATCAAGCTGAATTTGTAAAAGAAATTGATAGAATTGTTGGCACTCAAAATCCTTATGCAAGAGCAAGAAAAACAGCAGGCGATTATATCACTGCAAGAAATGAGACACTTAAAGGACAAAAAGACTTTTTTTCAACCAGACCCGATGTTCTTAAAAGAGAGTTTAGGAAACTAACACCCGCGCAAAAATCGGCTTATAAAGACGGTGCTGTAGTTGCGGCTAGAGAGCGCATGGGAAAGATTTTAGAAACAGGTGGCAATCCTTACCCTAAATTGATGGGAAAAACGGATGATGTGAAACGCTGGCAGCAAATTTTATCACCGCAAGAATTTAAGAATTTTTACGAATCCCTCAAAGCGGAAGACATATTGTTTCAAACGCGAAACAGGGTTTTGGGAAATTCCGCCACGGCTCGGAGACAAAACCTAATTAAAGATTTTGAATTATCGGGTGCTGAGGTTTTGACGGGTGCTGGCACTATTAAAACCATCGGATTGTCTAAATTATCGGGATGGTTAAAAAGAAGAACATCTGGTTTGACAGACAATATGGCTGGAAGCGTTGCAAAGGTTTTGTACGAAGACAATCCCCGTCAAAAGGCTTTGCTTATGAAGCAGGTTTTTGGTGATGAACGGTTGTCTGAATCAGAAAAAAAGATGATAAAAGACGTGTATGTAAAGGCTGAAGGGCCTATAGAAGAATTAAAGGTTCGCTTACGTGCAGGAGCATCCGCAACTGCTGTCAACGCTATGCAAGAATGAGAAAAATAAATGGCCGTCTTATACACCCAGCATTTTGTTCAATTCTTTGACGATAATGGCAATCCTTTATCGGGTGGTCGGCTTTACACCTATGATGCAGGTGGCACAACACCGAAAGCAACCTACACGGATGCTGCTGGTTTAACAGCAAATGCCAATCCAGTTGTTTTAGACGCTGCTGGACGCGCCACGGTGTTTTTGGATGGGACAACGTATCGGTTCGACCTAAAGACGTCTGGTGACGTTCTGGTGAGAAGTACGGACAACATTCAGTCGTTTGGTGTGGTTCAATCAAACATTCAAAATTCAAACTTGGCTTTGATGGCAGCCAATACTGTGAAAGCAAATACTGCTTTCACATCTAATACGCCAACGGATTTAGCCATAAACACCGATTCGTTTCTTGGTCGTGCAAGCGGAAATATCATAAACATTCCTTTAACGTATGGCCGCAACAAGATTATCAATGGGGATTTAAGAATTTGGCAGCGGGGGACATCGGGAACACCAGCACTTAACACAACAGCTTATACAGCCGATCGAGTGTTTACATACGCCACCGGAGCATCACCGAATGTGTCACAACTTTTGTTGGGCAGCAGCGGAAACCCAACAACATGCGCGTATGCTTTATATGCGGTGGGAACTGCTGGAAACACAGCGTTTCAGATTGGGCAAAAAGTAGAATCGTTAAACTGTTTGGATATGATCGCTGGGCGTATTTATACATTCAGTGCATGGATATTTTGCACAACTGCTGTTACCCCGACATGGCAAGTGTACAACGCCAACGTAACGGATAATTGGTCTTCAAACACTCTGGTATCCAGTGGGACGTTTTCAGCAGTCAGTGCAAACACGTGGACCCGCGTGACCGGTTCGTTTACGTCAACCAACGGCTGTTTGAATGGGATTCAAATAACTTTTGATGTTGGAACTTTGACCGCCGGAAAAAACGTTTACATCACCGGAATCCAGCTAGAATCCGGCAGCGTAGCCACGCCGTTTGAACATAGGTTACTCGCTTTAGAATTGGTGCTTTGCCAACGGTATTTTGAACAAGGCTTTGCAAGAGGAACAAATTATAGCGCGGGCGCAGGGAATTACCGTGCCTATTCTGTACCTTTCTCCGTAACAAAAAGAGTCGCCCCCGCCGTTGGCACAAACAGTGTAGTCTACGGAGGGGCGGGAGCCAATAGTTTAGTGATTGAATATGTTGATTCTACGATGCACTCTTCAAGGGTAACGACAACCAGCGTCGGAAGTTTCATCGTAGATTATAACTGGAATGCAAGCGCGGAACTTTAACCATGATTTATACATACGCCAACTCACAAAACACCATCATCACCGACGGCCAAGGCACGTTTATTCCTGCCGACGCGGACAACAGAGACTATCAACGCCTCATCGAAAACAATACCCCCATCGGTCCCTACGTGGCCCCACCGACACCCATTCCCACCATCACAGCCACGCAGATGCTGATTGTTTTGCAGGCTATGGGATTTATGACGGAGGCAGAGGCCACGGATAGAACGATATTTCCAACGGCCTTTAGTGCTTTGCTTAGTGGCACGGCGGCAGAGAATGCGGCCATTAAGATACGCTGGGCAAACTTGACGATTGTGGAAAGAAACGATCCTCTTGTTTCGACTTTTGGGTCTTTGCTTTCGCTAACAAGTGAACAGATTGATGACATGTTTATACAGGCATCCCAAGTATGAGTTTATTGTCCCTTATCCTTGAGACACTAAAAACACCTGACGCGCAAAAAAGAGATTGGTATGGCTGGGTGACTAACCAGACAGGGCATTTTACCATAGGTGTTCTTATCACGGCCATTGCCATACAAGTATTGCCTTTGTATTTCAGTATTCTTCCTGCGGTTGTTTTTGCTGGATTAAAAGAAAGCGCGGATTTGCTGCGTGGTGGTTCGTTTAAAGATTCTTTTGTGGACTGGACATTTCAGTGTGTTGGGGCTTTTTTTTGTATTGTGTTATCAATCAAAAACTTTGATCTTGTAAATCTTTCTGTAGGTTTTATTATTCTTTCGTTGGCTTTTGGTTTAATACCAAGGGTTAAAAAATTATTTACCACTAGCCGCAAATAGGTTTTCATGGCCAATCAGATTATTACAACGGGAACCGCACTTATCGTGAACGTCGGGCAGAGGGTGCGCTGATATGGCAGCAATCACCTCCGCAACGACTGGACTTTGGAGTGCGACTGCAACGTGGGTGGGTGGCGTTGTTCCAGGTGAATTTGATACCGTGACTATCGCGGTAGGCCACACTGTCACTTTAGACGGAACTTATATTGTTGGTAATGACGCAACGCCAGGTTTGACGTTAAATGGCCGTTTGAAAGCCAGTCGCACAGTTAATAGCCTGCTGACAATCAAAGGCACTGTTGCAAATTCGGCTACGGGCGAATGGGATTGGGGCATTGAAGGAGATACGATCCCCGCGTCGGTGACGGCAGGCGTTCGCGTGAATTATTCGGGGACGATGGCCAACAACAAATACATCGTTGGCCTTGGCACTACAACGCGAATGAACCTAATCGGTATGCGTGGCGTGGATAAGCGGCGACATACCAAGACCACGACCGCCGTCACTGGTGGCAGCACGGTCACTTTCACTGTTTCCGACGCAACGGGATGGGCGGTTGGAGACTGGCTGATTTTGAGTGCCGAAACAAACGGTGTTAGCAGCACCTTAATTGAAAATCGGCAAATCAGCGCAATCAGCGGAAACGACGTAACTGTCTCAACAGCATGGACGAACAGCCGTGCCGCTGGAGCCGTTGTCGCAAATATCTGGTCGAACGTCTATATCGAACACTTTAACGCCACAAACTTCTCCGGTTTTACAATCACGCCTCGCACGGGGATGCCAGCAAACAGCGTTGACATTAAAAACGTCAGTTGCCACGGATTGGGCACGGACGGCACGGCTAGTACCCAGTCAGCGTTCACGGTTTTGAGCGCGCCATATTTTGCCAACTCGACAGCCGTGTTTCGTAATGGCGTTATCTCACGTCTGGTGGTGAGCAACATCCGCCGCGATGGTTCAACGCAGACCGTAGTAAGTGGAAGTAACCTAGGTATTGGGGTTTCCAACAGTTCTGTTGAGTTTGAGTTTTTGGAGTGCGTGGTTGCCTATCGCGGGGTGACGCTTACAGGTCAATTAGGATTGCGCGGTGCTTCATCCAGCGAGGGGGTTGGGTTTCGGTCGTGCTGCGTACTAAACGTGCCAAGCGCTTACATAAGCAGCTCCAACGATGGTGGCTCAGGAATTGTTCTTACTGATTTCGTTGTACGCAACGCGACAACGCCGGTGATTATTCAACCCGGCACCGCGCTGGTGGTCAACGGTGGCGACTTCGACCGCTACAACCGATTTACCACCTTGGGTACTGGCGACATTACCGTGAATAACGCAAACCTCGGCGTGAACAATGCGGGCGCAGTTACAAATAGCGTAGGTGGGCTCGCGTTGGTGAAATGCACATTGACAAACTGCACCGTAGGCAGCATGGCGTTGGCCACCTCCGCGTTCGTGACTGCGCCTGCAAATCCGCTGGCTGAATTTGCCTTTGTGAACAAGAACTCCGATGCAACAGTGCAGGAAATCCAAACGGCGCGGGGTTTTATTAGCCGAAATAATGCCGTTTCCCTGCGCGGGACATCGGCAATCAAGTTTCAGCCGCAGGCGGCAAACCTCGCGCTCAGTCGGACCTATTCGCTTCCCGGCGCATCGGCGGGCCAAACCTATTTGGTGCGTGGCAGCCTTCGCTTTGACACCACTTATGGCACTGCAACGCCGCCTTCGGTAACGCTTTCCGGCCAGGGGAGTACGCCCGCCGCATTTACCGCCCCTGCCACCGCAAATGCTTGGCATGATTTTGCGCTGACGGTTACGCCTCTTTCAACTGGCGATCTGACGCTTACGGTGACTGGCACCAGCGCGGCAACAACGGGGGCTTACTGGTTAGACGGCGTGATCTTGCCGCCTTTTGTTGTGGCAGCGCGGCATTATGGTTACCTTTACAACAACGCCATCTTTCAGACGGTTGACCCTGTTATTACTGAGGCTGATGCCTCGATTGTCGCGGCTTATACAGGCATTGCGATTAACCACACCACAGACACAATTACCGTGACAACCAATCGCACGGCGGCGCAACTTTACGATTATTTGAAATATAATTTGGGATTGACCGCAAATTTGGCCGAGCCTGATTACGTCAGTGGTACCTTGGCTTCGCTCAACATCGGCGCGTATAATCTTGTCATTAACGGCTGCACTTTCACAAGCGGCGGGACACTGACAACGACAGGCACGATCACGCTAGGCGCAGGCGGTAATTTTGTGGGAACGCGGGTAGATAGCAGTGGTAGCATTAGCTCGGCCATTGCGACCGTAACTAACTTAGTGGCTGGAAGTCGGGTGCAGATATACAATGTCACTACGGCAACCGAAATTGCAAATGAGATTGTTGCCTCAACGTCTTGGACGTTAAATTATTATAACGGTTCACAGTTTACAGCGGGTAATCAAATCCGCATTCGGGTGTCAAAATTGGGCTATCTGCCGCAAACGCTGCTGGCCATTGCAACAACATCAGGATTTTCTGTCCCTGCAAGTCAACAAACCGACGCTATTTATGTGGCAAACGGCATTGATGGCAGCACGGTTACCGAATTTACACCGGATTATCCAAACGTGCAAATAGACGTCTCCGACCCAGATGGGGTGACGACAGTCCAGCGCATATATGCTTGGCTGAGATACACTGAAACCACATTAAGCGGCATTGATTTATGGTTTGACGTGGTAACGCCAACAGACGAAGTCAATTATCTTATTGATTCTGCAAAAATAAATCTTAAAATTGACAACACATCCGCGTCTCCGGTAACTATAAGTGGCGGTCGGATATATCGAAGCGATGGTGCCACTATTATTTCCGCAACCTCGGGATCAGTCCAAATGGACCCAAACAGGGTTTATTCTGTCACTGGCATTCCAACAGCAAGCCAAAATGCCGCTGCCACGTGGAGTTACGCATTAGAAAACACCCTTTCTTCTGGTGAAATGCTGCGTGGAATAACCAGAACACAGCTTGCCAAAGTCAACGTCAACGAAACAACGGGTGACGTGACAATCTATAAACTGGATGGTACAACTGTATTTGCTCAAGCCTCAACGTCTCCCACAGGGGATAGAAATGCCCCAACCGTAGACTGGAATTAAAGGAGTTTTTATGAAAAAGAAAAAAGGAAAAGGCGGCGGTAAAGGCTGTTAATTATGCCTTTGATCGCAATGCCGAAAGCTTATCAAATGTTCTCAGCCCCATGTAAATGTAGGGCAGCATCATAAGCCCATCAAATACCTTTTCATTGGGGCTGGGCATAAGAATAACATAGGCGATGCTTCCTAAGAGTCCTAGCCACGCCATACCAGGGCGGGTAGAGCGCACAAAAATGTCATCTGCTTTGTCCCCTGCCCTAATCGTGTCTTGCGTTTCTTTCTGCTCAAGCTGAGCGTCCTGTAGCTGGATGCGTTCCATTTCCAGCAGGTGAGAGCGAATAGAGGCTTCATTGTCGTTAGCCATCTTTTTAAGCCGTTCTAGAGCCTGTGAATCGTTTTGCAGGACAGATAGTGCCAAATCAGGCGTTGCATAGTGTGTTGCCCCTGAAACCAGCTTTACGCCAGCCTCTACAGCATTTCCAAGGTTTCCAGTTAAAAGTGAACCGACAAGGTTTGCGCCTTCCGTGCCGTTTCTGCTTAGCCATGCGCCTACGTCCTTCCATGTACTCATAGTTTCATGCCTTTCCCGTATTCCCTTAACCCTGAAAACTCTCTCATTTTATCAATATGACGGCATTGTTCAACACGGATATGTTCAGCGAGATCATCCGTAAACTCTATAATCTCTTCAAGACTTTCCCTTTTTTCCTGATCCACGTCATCTAAATTTAGCCGCAAAGTATGAGAAATCATAGGCAAAAATTTATGAATTTCATTCAGTTTGTCATTCAATGCCACGCATAACCAATGCGCGTTTGTTTCGCCTTTGAGGTTTTCAAACACATCTTGGTAAACGGTTAGGTTTTTCATAGCAACTCTTTCCATCCTTCATTGCCTAAAAACATCAAGGATTCTGCCTGTCTTCGTCTGCGAAGGCCGTTAGAGGGTTGACCCTTGATATAAATCCATCGTTTAAATTCTGCGGATGCTTCTTGTATTCTGCCTTCGTTTAACAGGCGGCGTATGGTTGAACTAGAAACTTTCCCTCTCCCAAGGTTGAAAACAAAAGAAACCATAGCATCAAACTGGTTTTGGTTTAGGGGAAAATGGACCAAATCGTGGATGTGGTTTTCTGCTTTTTTTTTATCTACTAGAAAAAGTGCGTCTGCCTCTTCTTGGGTAAGACCATTTTTAAAACGCTCTGTTTCCTCTGGCCATATTCTGTGCCCCCATCCGATAGTGGGATACTTTGCCCCATCATCGTATGCTTTTAATCGGCACCCTTCAAAAGCATGGATCAGGTCAATTCCATCTTGAGAAAGAGTCAGCATCATTTAGCCCCTTGGTTAGCGATAAAGGTGGGGATGGCGTTTTCGATATTGGTAACGCGCTCTTCGAGTTTGGCAAAATCGGATTGCTCATCTTCTTTTTTCATAATCGCCACCATTACGGCAAGGTTTTTATCCATGTCCGCTTGCGTTTTCAGAAAATAGGTTCCAGCCCCCGCAATGGTGGCGATGACAATACCAATAAGCGTTATAAGCAACTTGGTATTTGTATTGCTGCTGTCATCCACAACAGGGGCCCTTAGTTTCCCCGTTGGCGGATAGCACCAACCGTAGCTTTGATGTTGTTGCGGAAGTTTCCAAGGTCATTAAGAGCAGAGTTCATAATGTGTCCCACTTCCTCAAGTGTAATTCTGTCCACAATCTCAGGGCTTTTCACAACGCGGAAAGCAAGATCAGCGGCATCAATAGATGCTTTTTTGAAAAAATTATCAACGGCAGCTAAGGTTTGATCGACTTCAGACATTTCATTTTCCTTTTTTTTCAGGGTTTTAAACTTTGGGAAGAATGAAAAACAAAACATCGTCCATTCTCTCCTTTGGCAGGTTTTACATAACTTTATACACCATTGTCTTGATTTTCAAACTGTTTCTAATAACCTGAAATAGCTTGGCTGCATTTTTCTTGACGATTCTCTTCGTAACCAATTAAAGAAAATATCAAGTTCACTGTATCACCCTTAGTGTCTGGCAGTTTTATCAAGAAATCTATAATACTTGATGCTTGATCCTTTGTAAGGTTTTGCCAATTTTCCAAATTTTCACAGCCAACAATTTTAAATTGTTTTGTAATTTCAGGCAAGAAAAACGGAAACAGCCCATTATCGTCACTTTTTAGTTTAAAAAGTAAATGCGCCATGTAACGTTTTTGTTTGTCTGTGGCTAAAAAATCACTCATAAAAACTCCTACGCTTCTTGATTTTCAAATGGTTTTTCCAGTTTATTTACCATCTCAAAGTACACGGGGTTGATAATGTCCATAATCACTTGGTTGTCTTTGTACTTTTCTTCTGCCTTTTCCATGGCGGCATTCAGGTCTTTCTCGGTTTCCATAGCGCGTAGACGTTCTGCCATAGCTTGTGCAATGCGCTCTGGCGGCAATGTTTTTTTCTCGGGTTCTTGCCCAGAGTTAAGCCAGTTTAAAATGCCTGAACACAACGTTTCATCAATGGGAAATATCTTTCCAGAAAAGAATCCCGTTCTATCTTTAGAGGAGGAAGCCATGAAGTTCCCGCCGCCAGGAAGATCAAAGACAAGCGTAAATTCATAGTCCATGCCTTCCCGTTGGATAGGGGCCAGCCCTATTTTTTCTGGCATTTTTTTACCGTTTTTCTCAACAAGCGCATATTCTTGTTTGGCCCGCATTGTTGCAATAATGTGACATTTAGAGGCTAAAATAGCGTCGATAAAGGCTTGGTGTTTTGGCGTTACGTTTTTCCATGACGTGTAGCTATTTTTTGACGATGAAGCATTCGTCACGGTG